AGCGCCAAGCGACGCAGCCCGTCATAGACGCTTGGGTTCTCGCGGTCAAACTGCGCGAAGTTGCGGGCGATTCTGTCAGACATCAGCGGCGAATCTCTAACTGAGTGCCGCTGTGGGTCATGCCGGGGTGGTTAGCAGCTTCGATGCCAATCATGGCAAACGTGGCAGCAAGAATCACGCAGCAGATGGCATTGTTAATGCGGTTCATGGTTTTAGTAAGCATTCCATTCGTCCGCTGACGGGACGTATTCGACAAAGTAGGTCGCACCCTCAATGGCGCAGGTGCGTCTGAGAATGTCGAGCTTGTCGTAAGCAACAGATTCGAGAAACGCGGCAGTGCTGGTTGGGATCGTGCGGGTTCCAAGTTCATCGGTAATCGTGCAAAAAACTTCGTACACAGGTCAATCCTCGTCGTAACCATCAAACCACTCGCCTTCTTTGCGAGTTTTGGGATCGCGGCACCATTGCTGTGCTTGCTCAAGGGTCAAGCCTCGTTTGATGGTGCGGTTGGGTTTGTCGATGTTGGGGTGATAAAAGCGGATGATTTTGTAGGTGGTCATGGTTCAGCGTGCAGCGAGCTTTTGAGCAACGAGGAACTGGACAGCCTTCATGTATTTATTAACTTTGCGCTTGGCTGGTCCGCAGGCGGCAAAATCGCCGCGTGCAAAGCAGTGCATGTACTCGGTTTGAGCTTCTGAGAGCAGCAGTTTGACTGCCTCTAGCTGGCTTTCGGTGGCTTGCATTTCTGTTGGTGGAAGGTGGCAGAGCAGCGTCGTTGCTGCTCATGGGGTTACTATGGGGCACTTTGCGCTCAAAAGCAAGGGGTTTTGGCTCGCTTTTGCCGAAAAGTCCAGTTTCAGTCCTGGGTGCCGCTGTGCTTCATCCCATTAAAACGCCGAGAACCCTGACCCTGTGCGGGACTTGGCTTGCTCCTGCCGCTGCTACCTGCCCGCTTCCTACCGTTTCGCTCGTATCTCAACTCGCTATCCTTCGGCGCTAGCCCTGCAGCTTCCTCGTAGCCAGGCGGCGCCAGGTCTGGTCTGCGGGCAAAAATAGCTGACCAGTCCAGCTCTGCCATTAAAAGGGGCAGGCTTTCTGCTTAAACGCATCCCAGGCATCAACCCATGCCATCAAGCATTCATCCGGTTCCGTTTGGACGAGCTTGCAGCGCCCAGGACCAACGACCACGGTGTAGCACCAGTCAACCGTAACCAGCGGGTGATGGTCGATCAGCATTGCAAGGTAACCCCCTAGCTGGGCTTTGGCAGCCTGCCGCCTGTCAACCGCAGTCTCGTTGCTTACTGTCTTCAGGTCTCCCAAAACCACTTTACCGCTTGGGCTGCGAAGCAAAAAGTCAAAACTGCCTCCTAGCCCCTTCCGCGCATCGCAAAGCCGGTACTCAACAGCAAGGGGTTCGCTATCGCGCAACAGCCAGCAGTCTTGCAGCGCATCGGTCCACTCGCTGTAATCCGTTTCTGGTAGCTCCTGGCTTGTCAACATGGCTTCGCAAAAAGCGTGCACGCTGTTGCCGCGTGGAGCCCAGATGTGCTCAGTCTCCTTGAAAAAGCGCCTCTGCTCAGCGGTCACCTGGTTCGTGACTTTGGAAACGCTAAAGGGCAGCCAGCGCCCGTTGTAGCGGTAGCGGTGCAGATCCGCGTGAAACTCCAGTCCTTTGATGGGGTCAAGCAAGTTGCCGGTTCTCCTGCGGCATGGCATAGTAGCGCGGTTTCCACTCGGAATCAAGACCCATGACCATCGGAAAAGCCATTAGTATCGCTGTAGATCAGTCGATTCTCGTGCGCGTTGACAAGCTACAGCCCTCTCACTTGACCAGAAAAGCCTTCGTTAATCAACTGTTGTTTGAGGCAGTCGAAAAGCGCGAAGCCTCCAAGTCCTTAACCGCGGGAGTTACGGCACAATGAAAAACGCCCCACAGGGGTAAGGACCCTGCAGGGCGCAACCAACACAAGAAACAAATCTTACATGACAAAAGAACAATATGGAAGGCGACCCAAAGCCTTCTCTCTGGTTCCCAATGAAATCCTAGATACAGCGCCTGATTACAGCATCATCATGGTCTGGTGTGCTATCTGGCGTCATGGAAATGGAAGCGATCAAGGCTGCTGGGCTTCTGTTGATCGCTTGTCAAAAGTATCGAGGATTGGGCGTGATCGAACCAGAATTGCTATTAAATGGCTCAAGCAAAATAACTGGCTAGTTGCAGAAGAGCGCCCTGGTTATACGACCAGATACTTATGCACATTAGAAGGCGGCAAGCCCGAATCTGATGGTGCCTTGCGCCTGAACGCCGAGGAGCGAGCACCCCTACTGGACACCAGGACCCCTCCTGGGAGCCAGGGGGGGTACCCCTCCTGGGAGCCAGGGGGGGAACAACATCCCAATGAACAAGATCCCAACAGCCTCTTGTTTTCCGGTATTTCTGACGAAATACCTACAAACGCTGCTGCAAACGAGTTTTGCAGCCCTGTTAACGGAGCTTTGCGAAAAACCAGAGCCAAGGGCTCAGAGGCATTTGAGCGGTTCTGGAAGCTTTACCTGTCAGCCCCTGTCCGCGCTGCTAGCCAGTCCAAGCCCAAAGCCGTCGCGCAGTGGCAGAAAACAGTCCGGACCGAAAGCGAGGACAAACTGCTGGAGGCATTGGAAACTGAAGTGGCGCACCAGCTTGCCGCTGGTGGTGCCTTTGTCTGCCCCTTGCCTGATTGCTTCCGCTGGCTGCGCGACGAGCGTTACCTGACCGTCAACGACCGCCCTGTTAACAGCACCAACTACATCCCAGACGTAATCCGATGAAGCTCTACAGCCCAGAGACGCGAAACCAGTTCGTCTTTGCCGTCCTTCCTAAAGCTGCCAAGGAAGGCACCGCACCAGCCTTTCGCACTGTTGACGCTGACGACTTTGATGAAGCCAACCGCAAGCTCGACAAGTTTCAGCTTCGCAATGCCTACCCCTACCCGCTAGGGCGCTACGACGAGTTTGGGCGGTACATGACCTACAAGCCACCAGTTGACGGGATTACGCCAGGGCGGTTTGCCCTGCACCCCTTTGCCGAAGAGGAGCGCAAGCGTGAGGAGGCGTTCTCTTGATGGCGCTACAACCGCTTTCGACGGAGCATGGGGCGCGGCTGCTGCTACAACGCTTGGTTGATGCAGGGCGCGTCACAGTTGAGCAGCTTGACAGCCCGCCGCCTGGGCACTGCAACCCACAGGCTTACAGGAACCTGCTGCGCGATCCTGAAGCGCCGTCCAACGAAAAGGTCGAGGTTGTTAGCCCACGGGACTTCCAGCCGGAACCAAGCGAAGCTGCTCTGCCCTTTTAACCGCTGCCACCACTTAGCTCATGGCTGAAAAACGCACTGCTGTCAAGGTTTACCTGACCTCCCAAGAAAACGACCACCTAACCCGTCAAGCCAAGGCGCTGGACATCGAGCGTGGGCAGCTGATCCGCTTGCGGGCGCTAGCCGACCCTACGGTCGCCAGGAAGGCGCCTGGAGCCCAAGCCGCGCACTTCACTCTTAAGCAGTACCAGAACGCTGTTGCAGCCGCTTCTAGGGCTGCTAGGGGCTCAGCGCCTCGCCCTGTCCTTGAATCAATCGCCGCTGCTGTCCTCTGTTCAATCCATGAAGAAACCAACCCCTCCACCCTCTAACCAGCAGATTCAAGCTCTCCTCAAACTGTGGGATGACTACTACACGGCTCTTTACCGCTCAGCTCATGACCCCGAGAGACCGCCTGAACTTTCTGGTCGAATCTGCCGCTACTTCCGTCAAGCCGACTTGCCAAACGCTCGCTGATGGCTCCGTCCGCGTTTGCATCGGCTCAACATGTGGCACCGTCTCTAGCCACCATCTCGTTGAACCGAAAATCAACCAGCTACGTCAAGCCGCAGGCATGATTGACCAGTAACTCAAACTGCCTTACGCTGCCGCAACGCTTTACCGCTGCTCTGCGTGACATCAATCAACAACCTGAAGGCTGACCATAAAAACGCCCGCAAGCGCACTAACCGCTCCGCTGAACTCATTAAAGAATCGTTGCAACGCTACGGCGCTGCACGCTCTATCGTCATCGACGAAGACAACCGTATCCTCGCTGGCAACGGCACCGTAGAAGGCGCTAAAGCAGCAGGCATCCAAAATGTTCGCATCATCGAAAGCGAAGGCGACGAGATCATCGCTATCCGCCGTAAAGGGCTTACAGAAGACGAAAAAGTAGGGCTAGCACTAGCTGATAATCGAACCGCTGATCTCAGCGACTGGGATCGTGAAATGCTCCACCGTCTTTCCCAGGATCACGACTTAGAACCTTGGTTCAATGTTGACGATCTCTCTGGCTTGGCAGAACCAGAAACCTTTGAGGACTTTGACCAAGCACTAGAAGACGCCAAAGACGAAACCGACGGCTCCGCTCCTTCCCCAGGAACCAAACTCTCTGATCGCTTTGGAATTGCTCCTTTCACAATCCTCAACGCTCGTGAAGGCTGGTGGCAAGAACGCAAGCGGCAGTGGATAGCCTTAGGCATCCAAAGCGAAGTTGGTAGAAAAGGCAACCTGCTAGGCATGTCAGAGACCATGCTTGAGCCTGACGAAAAACTTCGTGAAATGAAGGCTCTAATGCGTGACCATGGCACGCAAACTGCCAACATTGAAATGCTGCCTGGTTACTACACCAAGAAAAACCAAGGCTTGACCGATGAGCAAATCATCGAAGAGTACCTAGCCTCCGGTGCTAAAGCAGGTGGCACCAGCATCTTTGACCCAGTTTTAGCTGAGCTTGCCTACCGCTGGTTCTCTCCAGAAAACGGCATCATCCTTGACCCCTTTGCTGGTGGCTCCGTTCGTGGCATCGTCGCCGCTAAAACCAACCGCCAATATATCGGTTGCGATCTCCGGCAAGAACAGATCGACGCCAACCGCGATCAAGCTGCAACCATCACGCCAGATAATCCGCCACTTTGGCACTGCACAGACTCCCGCAACATCGACCGTGTATGCAAAGGCGTGCAAGCCGACATGATCTTTTCTTGTCCTCCTTACGCAGACCTTGAGGTCTACAGCGACGACCCCAAAGACTTGTCAACCTTGCCCTACAGCGACTTCGTAGCCTCCTACCGCGAAATCATCGCCAAAGCCTGTAGCCTCTTAAAACCGGACTCCTTTGCCTGCTTTGTCGTAGGCGATGTGCGCGACAAAAAAGGCAACTACTACAACTTTGTAGGCGATACAATCCAAGCCTTTATTGATGCTGGGCTTTCCTATTACAACGAAGCTATCCTCGTTACCCCAGTAGGAACCCTTCCCCTACGCGCTGGTCGAACCTTTGCTGCAACTCGCAAACTAGGCAAAACTCACCAAAACGTCCTCGTTTTTCTAAAAGGTGATGCACGCAAAGCTGTAGCCCGTTGCGGTGACTGCGACTTTGCTGAAATCAACGAAGACGCCGACCAGCAACCTTCAGTCGGTCAATCCACTGAATACGGTGAAAAACTCACCGCAGAATCACTAGGAGGTGAACTTTGATGTCAGATCCTGCCTGGGCTCTTGGCTACGACCTCGCTTTCCTCAAGCAAGTAGCAACCCTCTTCTCGCAAGACTTTAAACCTCATACTTACGGTGCTTTCGGCATCCCTAAAGAACGCGACATCGCTACAGCACATAAACAAGGAAACCTAGCCTGGCTACGTGATGGATCAGGCAAAATAGCAGCAGCAACCATCTTTCGCGTTGCCAAAACAACCAGTAAGCAATCAGACTTCGCTCAACGCATAATTACAATCTGCCCTGGTGATCTCCAAATTAAAGCAGCAGCAGGCGCACCACACCTCTTGCAAGAATTGATCGAACGACTCATAGCAAAAGCTGGCACACGCCCTACATGGCTAGAACTTCACGCTGAAAACCAACAAGCAACAGCTATCGCTACAACCTTAGGCTTCTCACTGGCAGCAACAAAAGTTGCCGCATCTTCTGACATAAAATCTCTCTACATCAAAGGAACCAACCCTTCCGCTCGGGTATCACCCTCACTTCACCCCGCTGATCTCCCAGCCCTAAAGCACCTCGGTACTGGCGCCTCTCAATCAACCATTGATGCCTGCATTGCTGAAATCAACAGTTACCAACCTTCATGGGAGCAACATTACAGCTCTTACAACAAACGTCAATCTTGGACCGCCATAGCCCTTCAAGGTTTTGATCCCTCAGATCCGCAGTTCATAATCAAACCCTCAGAAATGAGTAAAACTTGGAAACAGGAAAACGCCTCACGCCTATCTGCTAAATGTGCCCCCACCGCTGCTGCTAAAGCACTTCCCACAATCTGGGAACTTGCATACTCCGTTCCAGGCAACCTAGAACGCGTACGCTTGATGCGCCTTCGCGCTTCAAATGGGGAACTCACTCGTCATGCTGACATCACCGACCGCGATGCAGGTACGGAAAACGGAAAAATAGCCCGCTTTCACATTCCTCTCCAAACTGCACAAGGCTGTCTTTTCTCTGGCTGGGAACTAGACGGCACCCTAAACCAACAGCACTTTGCCGCTGGCTCTCTCTTCTACTTAGACATCCGCAAACCACACGCTGTTAAAAACACCAGCCAAATCAACAGAATCCACCTAGTAATAGACGTAGCCTGTAACGCTCAAACTAGGGAGCTGCTCTCTTATGCCTAATAACTGGTGGCAACCAACACCCATAATCGATGAACACGACCGCTTTCTAATCGTCAGAGATGATCTTGTCCCTGGCGGTTCCAAAATGAGGTTCCTACCCTACTTGGTTCAAGACGCCAAAGAAATCGTATTCGGCGGTCCTTTTTGCGGTGGCGCTCCTTACGCTCTTTCAGTCTGGGGTCAAAGAACAAATACAAAAATAACCCTCTTCTACGCCAAACGTACTGACCTCCATCAACGTCAAAAAAAAGCTCTTCAAAATGGCGCCACCATCTATCAAGTACCCTACGGCTACATGTCTAACGTCCAATCCAAAGCAAAACGATACGCCGCTGAAAACAACGCTCTCTTCCTTCCACTAGGCTTCGACGTCCCACAAGCATCTGCACCCTTCATTCAGCAAATGCAAAACGTCCGCAACATGGTTGGTAACGTTGATCAAGTATGGGCAGCCACAGGTTCAGGAATGCTAGCCCGTTGTCTCGGTGAAGCCTTCTACCCCACTCCCGTTCATGGCGTCATCGTTGGTCTATCCTCTCGTAATCAAAAACAAAATTACCCCTCTAACGTCACGCTTCACAAGTACCCTAAAGACTTCTCATGGTCTTCTAAATTCAATACCCCCTTTCCCTCTTGCGGTAATTACGATAGAAAAGCATGGGAGCTATGCACTAAACTATCGCAAGGTAAAGTATTGTTCTGGAACGTCCTTGGATAAAACTATGCCAGCAAAAGGAACTACCCTTGCTCAAACTGAACTGCGCGTTAACCGCATCGCACGCCTTTTAGCCAACGGCGCTACTCGCTCTGAGTGCGTGCAATACGGTGCTAGCGAGTGGGGGCTTCAACCTCGCATGATCGACAAATACATTCAACGAGCACGAGAACTCTTACGCGCAGACTGGGAGATAGACCGCAAAACCTTTGTAGCTGAACTTCTCTCCCAACTAGCCTCTTTACAAAAGGAAGCCCGGAAGAGTAACCAGCCGCACGTTGCTCTTGGATGCATTAACACTGCGGCACGCATCGCTCGGGTTTTTGAGTGAGCATCCTTGATGCGTTACCGGGCGGGACGCTACTAGAGCCGCCGGTCATGGTTGCTTCTGATAAAGATTGGTCGCCTTTGGCGGTTGATCTTTACAACAGCTTGACCGTTCCTCAGAAGCATGTATGGGACAGCAACCAACGGTTTAAGCTCCTTTGCTCTGGACGACGATTTGGCAAAACTTACCTGTGCATTGCTCGACTTGCCGCTTGGGCTATTGAAAAACCAAGCAGCCTGAACTGGTATGTCACAGCTAACTACCGCATGGCAAAACAGATTGCTTGGCGCCAGTTAAAAGCAATGATTCCAGCCGAAGTTCTCGTAAAGCGCAACGAGTCCGAGCTAAGTGTTGAACTCAGCAATGGCAGCATCATTGCATTGAAGGGGGCTGAAAACCCAGATACTCTTCGTGGCGTTAGCCTCTCCAGTCTCATCGTCGATGAAGCCGCTTACGTTAAACAAGACGCCTGGGAGATGGTTTTACGTCCGGCGCTCTCTGATCAAGGTGGTCCGGCGTGGTTTATCACGACACCAGCAGGACTTAACTGGTTTCATGATTTATGGGAACAGGCTCATACGCAAAACGATTGGGAGGCTTTTAGTTACACAACAGTGCAAGGTGGTAACGTCCCACCAGAGGAGGTAGAAGCTGCTCGTCGCACACTGGATGAACGCACCTTCCGGCAAGAGTACCTTGCATCCTTTGAAACCTTGTCCGGCAGGGTTTATCCAGATTTCAGTGATGACAATATTTCTGAGACCGTTCAAGACACCGGAGCAGAAATCTACTGGGGCACTGATTTCAACGTCAGTGTCATGGCGGGTGTTCTTGGCAGCAGAGTGGGTGACACGCTGCACATTTGGGATGAGGTATCTGTCAACCAGTCCAACACCGATGAAGTTTGCCAACTTCTGAAAGCACGCTTCCCAGATCGTCGCATCATTGCTTATCCAGACCCGACTGGTTCAGCACGCAAAACCAGTTCTGCCGGGAAAACCGACCACGACATCATCAGGCGTTACGGTTTCAACTGCGTTAGCCCCAAAGCGCCGTGGGCAGTGAAGGACAAGATCAACGCCACCAACTGGATGATCCGCACTGCTGATGGGCACCTTAAACTATTTGTGCATCCGCGCTGCAAGCACACCATCAAAGCACTGAAAAACGTGACCTATAAGCAGGGTGCCGACGATTACGTCATCGACAAAACAGCAGGCATTGAACACTGGACTGATGGACTGGGTTACTTGGTTCTGGGGGCGTTCAACCCGCTTTACGAAAGGGCTGGCAAGGGGACCGGGATCAGGGTATATTGATTGCAACGGCGAAGTCCCCTGCCGTGCATCGTGTTGACCCGATCAGCAACTTCGGTCGCCCCGGCGCAACATGATCAACTGAAACTGAAGTCGGGCAACCGCTGCTGCGAGCCGAGGGATGGTTCAGGTCCACATGCGTCGGGCAGGAGAACCCTCACAAAAGTGGGGGCTTCTCTGTTTTTGAGCTATCCTAGCGACTGTCCACCTTTGAGCCTACTCATGCTCGTCGGTCAAGATCTCATCAACAAAGTAAAAGAGCTGAGCGATCTGAATAAATCAGACCTCGTTCGTGAATGTGGTTACGTCAAAAATGACAAGGTATGCTTCACCCAGTTTTATGAGGCGCTCCTTGAAGCCAAGGGGCTGCAGATGAACGTGCCTGGCAAGCGCGGTCGTAGCCTGACCTATAAGACCAAGGTGCAGTTCAACGGTAAGCTCTCCATCGGTGAGGGTTACGTGCAGGAGATGGGTTTTAAGCCCGGCGACGAGTTTGAGATCAAAATTGGTCGCAAGTCCGTAACGCTAACTGCTGCTTAAACTGAGCCAAAGCCTGCGCGTATCAAGCTGTGTATAGCGGATACAACTTTTACGACCGCCCGCTAGCTCAGCGGACTGTCACGCAAGTCACCGATCCGAACACGGCATGGTTCGCGCAGGAACCTCACTGGATATTGATAGAGGATCTACTGCAGGGCACTTACGGGATGCGCAAAAAGCATCGCCGTTACCTGCCACAGGAACCACGCGAGCTGGACGAGTCCTATGACAATCGCCTAGCTCGTAGCGTGGTGCCGCCCTTTTATCAGCGCCTTGAGCGCATGATGGCTGGGATGCTAACCCGCAAGCCCGTGCGGCTTGACGACACTGCCGACATTATCCGTGAGCAGTTGTTTGACGTTGACCTGCAAGGCAATGACCTCAACGTCTGGACCTATGAAACAACCCGCAAGATGGTCCGTTATGGGCACGTTGGTGTCTTGGTGGATGCACCGTCTGATGGGGGTAGACCTTACTGGGTGACGTACACGCCACGGCAGATCCTTGGCTGGCGCACTGAACAACAGGAAGGCAAACAAGTCCTGACACAGCTCAGGCTGTCAGAGATTGTGACAATACCTGACGGCATCTACGGCGAAAAAGAAGTGCAGCAGGTGCGGGTGCTAACGCCTGGTGAGTACCAGTTGCATCGGCAGAATGCCACCGGCGATTTCAGCGTGGTAGACGAAGGACGGACCAGCTTATCCCAGATCCCGTTCAGCGTTGCTTACGCCCAGCGGCATGGGTTCCTGGAATCGCGCCCACCGCTTGAGGACATTGCCGAGCTAAACCTCAAGACCTACCAGATCCAGTCAGACCTAGACAACCAACTGCATATCAGCGCCGTGCCGATGCTGGCGTTTTATGGCTTCCCGTCTGCTGCAGAGGAAGTAAGCGCCGGTCCTGGTGAGGCGATTGCATTTCCTGCTGATGGTCGTGCGGAGTACATCGAACCGCAGGGCAAGAGCTTTGAAGCACAGTTCCGCCGCTTAGAGCAACTGGCACAGCAGATCAACGAGCTAGGGCTGTCAGCAGTCTTGGGGCAGAAGCTCAGCGCCGAAACTGCAGAAGCGAAGCGGCTTGACCGTAGCCAGGGTGACAGCACCATGATGGTGATTGCACAGAACGTGCAGGACCTCATTGATAACTGCCTGCAGTTTCATGCGCAGTTCATCGGCAACGCCACCGCTGCCGGCAGCTCCTACGTCAACCGTGACTTCCTTGGCGCACGCCTTGAACCGCAAGACATCCAAGCTCTGCTATCGCTTTACACCGCTGGCACCATCAGCCAAGAAACCCTCCTGCGTGAGCTAGCCGAGGGCGATGTCCTTGGCGATAATTTTGATGTGGACGAGGAACTGGAGGCAACTTCTAATGGCGGGCTGGATTTACAATCTGCTGAACAGGCTGATCGATTGGTTGGTGGACTGGGCGATAATGCTGGAAGCGAAGACCCAGAAGATGCAGATACCGCCGAGGAAGCAGGAGCTTGATTACACGATGGGCAAACTGCCGGAAGAGATTTTGGCAGTTGTACGGATGACGTATTACAAAGACGGCAAACCTGCTGAAGTAGATGAAATGGTGATTTTGGAAGATGGGCAAGATGGTTACGACGCCTTTGCTTCTACAATCACCGGCGCCTTGACGCGTGGCGCAAACGTTAGTATCCGGTCGCAGTACAAGCCCAGTCAGCTTGGCATTGAGCCATGAGCACACCTGAGGCGTTGTTTCGCAATGCGATTGACCTGAATCGCTTCAGCAATAGTGTTGCTCGGCGTGTGATCAATGCTTATAACGACATCATTATTGATGCAGTCAATCAGTTGCGAACGATTGATGAGCTTGCTGCACCTGTCAAGGCTGCAAGGCTGCGTGGCATTTTGGCGCAACTGAAGGATAGTCTGGGCACTTGGGCTGGCGATTCGACAGAGCTGACAGCGCTAGAGCTGCAGGGTATAGCCCAGTTGCAATCGGAGTTTGTATCAGAGGAGTTGCGTAAGGCGTTACCCGCAGGCGCACGCAACATCGTCAACACGGTAGAAATCAGCCCACAGTTTGCGCAGAGTGTGGTGACCACTGATCCCACACAGCTGAATGTGGTGGCACTTAGCGATGATCTCTTTGCCGCAGTACAGGGCGCACCGCAGACATTTAGCCTCACGGCTGCTCAAGGTGCCACCATCACGCTGCCCAACGGCGAGGTCGTTAGCAAGGCATTTCGTGGCATTGCGGTGGACCAAGCTGAGCGGTTCAGCCAAGTTGTCCGACAAGGCTTGCTGACAGGTGAACCGACGCCAGCTATCGCTAAACGGTTGATCGGCAGTTTGCAGTTTGGCGAACGCGCCAAGACCGTCAGGGAAATTGCGGCAGCAGGCGGTCAGGCAACAGCTATAGCCGACAATCAGATCGTCGCGCTAGTCCGCACCAGCATCAATCAGGTAGCAAATACCGCTAGCCAGCAGGTGTATGAGGCAAACCAAGACATCACGAAAAAGTACCGCTACGTTGCCACGCTTGACACTAGAACGAGTGCCATCTGCCGAGCGTTAGACGGCAAGGTGTTTGAGTATGGCAAAGGACCGACCCCACCGCAGCACTTCAACTGCCGTAGCACCACTGTGCCGGTGATTGACTATAAGGAGCTTGGCTTTGACCCACCACCGCCAGGACGCCGTGCTGCACAAGGCGGTCAGGTTCCAGCTAACACCAGCTACGGCAAGTGGTTATCTGAGCAGGATCTTGCAACCAAGGCAAAAGCCTTAGGCGCTAGCAAAGTTGCTTACTTCAACAAACTATCCAACAAATATGGACCAGAAGCTGCAATCGCAAAGCTGGTTAGCAAAGATGGCACAGAGCTAACCTTGGACCAGCTCCGGGCTCGTTATGGACCAACCCGTTCTTAAATACACCTACGCCGATGGGCGCAAGGCATCGGAGTTTGAACTGCGGAATGGTGCTGAGGTCCGGTACGTCCAGCAACCTGATGGCACAGGCGGTTGGTACGATAGAACCGGCGTGATGGTTGCTAGCAATGCCCCTGAAGCGAGGCAAGAGTCAGGCAGTAATCTCCCAAAACATCAGCCGGGAGATCAAGGCAGGCAAGCCGCAAAAGCAAGCGGTGGCAATCGCTCTAGCAAAAGCAGGAAAAAGCCGGAAGCGCAAGCCGAAAGCCAAGTAGCATGAAAGGGTCATTGCTTTAAGTCAATGCCTGGGCATTACGGCGACATGAAAGCTAAGGGTGGCGGCAAAGCCAAACCCATGATGGCTAAGGGCACCAAGAAAAAGGGAGGCAAGAAAAAGTGAAGCGCGGTGACAGGGTGAGTTGGATGTACCAAGGCACCCGCACCTTTGGCGTAATTACCAGCATTGGCGGCGAACGCGCCACTATTGCTACACGCACTGGTGGCAGTGTCACTCGTGTTGGCAGTCAGGACGATCCAATCGTTCGGATCAAATCTGAATCAACTGGCAACGCAGTCATCAAAAAACGTTCGGAGCTGAAGGCAGCACCCCGTCGATGATCACCTATCGCGGCGAGCAGTTTGACGGCTACAACAAGCCGAAGCGCACGCCAAGCCACCCAACCAAGTCCCATGCCGTACTTGCAAAAGACGGCGAGACGGTCAAGTTGATACGGTTTGGGCAGCAGGGCGTTAGTGGCAGCCCGCCGCGACAAGGTGAATCAAAAGCAGCAACAGCAAGGCGTGCCAGTTTTAAGGCACGTCATGCTGCCAACATTGCTAAAGGCAAGATGTCTCCTGCGTATTGGGCTGACAAGACAAAGTGGTAGCCTCCTCGCAGTGGATCCAATCTTTAAGTTCTGCGACGTAGCGGCGTAAGTCCTGGGCTTTGGCAGCGTGCCACCCGCAACCCGTCCGTCGCAACAGATCCTCATGCCGATCAATAGCATCAAGCATCTGTTTGATCAACGGGTTCCAGGGTTCCCGTATTGGCGTATTGAATTCTCGTTTTGACACTTTTGTGTCAGAAGCTGTACGATCGCAGCGTAACTAAGCCTGTGGCTAGTCCATGTCTGATGAAGCACAAGCTCCTGTGGAGCAAAATGCCGAAGTAGCCAACATGCAAGCTGAACTTGACGCCATGCGGCGCAAGAACTCAGAGTTGTTGGACGAGTACAAAAAAGCCATCGCCCAAGCAAAGGCTGTGCCTGATGGAGTCAACGTTGATGAGCTGCTGGAATTCAAACGCAACTACGAGCAACAGCAACTTGAATCACAAGGCAAGTATTCAGAAGCAAGACAAGCTCTGGAGCAGCAGTTCCGTGAGGCGACGGCAGAAAAGGACCAGCGCATCAGCCAGCTTGAAGCCCGAGTGCGAGAACTGGAGCTGGTGACGCCTGCTGTCACGGCACTAGCTGAAATTGTCCATGACCCAGACATGGTGCTCAAGACTAAGCTGAAGCCTGAAGCTATCGAACGCGAGGCTGACGGCAGCGTGGTTGTGGTTGATGGGTACAAGCGTGTGCCTGTTGCCGAGTGGGCAAAGACTTTGCCAGCATGGATGCAGAAGCAACCCAAGCCGCAGGGCAGTGGTGCGCCATCGGGCGGCAATATTGGCGGTGCCGTCCCTGCTGGGATGGTCAACCCGTTTAACCGCGACAGCTTTAATCTGACCGAACAGGCACGACTGTATCGAACAGATCGTGATCTGTATGATCGGATGAAGGCTCAAGCTAACCGCTAAGCTGTTACAAACCGGCTGTGCTGGTGATGTAGGGCTGTGCCCATCCTTCCAACTCAACCCTGGTGATTCTTCATGGCGACTCTTCGCTCTGATATTATCATTCCCGAGATTTTCACCCCCTACGTTTTAGAAGCTACCACCCAGCGCGATGCCTTCCTGGCATCCGGTGTGGTGCAGCCGATGGCTGAGCTTAACGCGACGGAAGGCGGGGACTTCGTGAATGTGCCTTTTTTCAAAGCAAACCTGACTGGTGACTTTGAAGTGCTGTCTGACAGCACCTCGCTGACCCCTGGCAAAATCACTGCTGACAAGCAAGTTGGCGTGATCCTGCACCGTGGGCGTGCCTTCGAAAGCCGTGACCTCGCTGCACTTGCCGCAGGTTCCGACCCGATGGCTGCTATCGGCGCCAAGATTGCTGACTACATTGCTAACCAGCGCCAGAAGGACCTCCTGTCCTGCTTGGCTGGTGTGTTTGGCAGCCTGGGCAGCAACGACAGCGCATCCTTCGTCGATCTGACGATTGATGGTCTGACCGCTGACACCCCAACCGTGCTGTCCCCTCGGCACGTTGCTGAAGCCCGCAGCCTGCTGGGCGATCAAGGTGACAAGCTGACCGCCATTTGTATGCACAGCAAGGTCTATTACGACCTCGTTGAGCGCAAGGCGATCGACTACGTGTCCACTCTTGAAGCTCGTGGCACTACCACCACTCAATCCGGTGGCTCCCTTGTTGGCGCTTACGGCGGTGACGCCAGCGTGCCAACGTACATGGGCTTGCGTGTCATCGTCTCTGACGATGTGCAGACCGCAGGCAGTGGCAGTTCCACTGAATATGCCACTTACTTCTTCACCAACGGCGCTGTCGCCAGCGGTGAGCAGCTGGCTCTTCAGACGGAAACTGACCGTGACATCCTCGCCAAGAGCGATGCCATGTCGATCGACCTCCACTACGTGTACCACCCTGTTGGTGCCAAGTGGGGCGTGAGCACTGTCAACCCGACCCGTGCTCAACTGGAGACCATCGGCAACTGGTCGAAGGTGTATGAAACCAAGAATATTGGTTGTGTACGTTCGACCAACACTTCCAACTTTGATTGAGGTAACTAATTATGGCTTCCCTCTTTGAAGTAACTGCTGGCAGTGCCATTGGCTATGTCAGCGGCTCGGGTGGTGCGGTTACCCAAGCCACCAGCAAGTCCACTGGTGTCACCCTCGACAAAGTTTGTGGGGCGATCACCATGAACGGCGCAGCACTTGCTGATGCCACCAACGTTAGCTTCACCGTCACCAACAGCACTGTTGCTGCTAATGACGTTGTGATCGTTAACCACTCATCGGCGGGCACTGCCGGTGCCTATACCGTCGTAGCCAACGCTATCGCAGCGGGATCCTTTGCGGTCACCGTGCGTAACGTGTCCGGCGGTTCGCTCAGCCAAGCCATTGTGCTTAGCTTTGCTGTGATCAAGGCCGCTAACGCCTGATGGGGCTGTTCGCTTTCCGGCGACTGCGTGATCGTGAGGTTGCTTCTACGGAAGCAGCCTCTCTTTCTATTGCAGAGCCTGCGCCTACACTAGAACCAAAGGAGCCACCCAACGATGGCAGTAGTAATCGTCGCAACCGTCGGGTCGGCAAGCGCCAACTCTTATCTGACTCTGGCGGACGCCCAGACGATCATTGATGGTCTTGTAGAGGATGCTGATGTAACCGCATGGGCATCAGCTACCACCGATCAAAAAAATCGTGCCCTTTATACCGCAACACAACGGTTAGACCGTGAGCGATATTTAGGAGCCCGTGCTACTGATACGCAGGCGCTGCAATGGCCGCGTACTGGTGTGCGCAAGCCAGACACCTATATCAACACCTACACAGTCGGCTTCCCGTTTCGGATCTCTACGGATTATTTTACCGACACTGAAATCCCGGATCAGATAAAAAGGGCGCAGGTTGTATTGGCGGTCTACCTGAATAACAACCCAGATGGCATTGGCTTAAGCGGCTTGGAAGATTATAAGAACGTCAAAATTGGCAGCATTGACGTGACGCCGAATTTAGGCTATGGAGCGGTGGGCGCTGACAAAGTGCCGCCAATTATGGAGCGGTATTTGACGGGGCTTAGAATTAGTGGACCAGGCAACTTTTCGATTCGCAGGAGCTGATCATGGGTTACCCGTATCCCAGTGCTGAGTTTATTGATGACACGGCAGCACATGCCGGGCGCTTTGGCAAGATTGTGGCGCTTGAGGATTCGGTGATTGCTAGCCTGACCGCTATGGACTGGACCGGCAACACGTTGAGCGCGATTCCCTTTAAGGCAAGCACTGAAATTGAAGGCGTCTTTACCAGCATCACTCTGACCAGTGGCACTGTTGTTGCATACAGGCTTTGATCATGAGTGACACCAACCACCTGGCTATTGATTACTCAGTTGGCGCTACTTACGTCAGCGATACAGCTACACGCACTGGACGATGGGGCGCTATTCACTTTACAAGCAATACGCATGTTGATGAAATTATTGCCCAAAACTATGACGGTAATAGTATTTCTGGTCAAACATTTAGCTCTGCAACGACAATTTATGGCGTGTTCACAAGCATACAACTACAAAACGGTCATTGCGTAGCATATAAAATCTGATGGCATTGGCTGTACCGCTACGCAAGGTTGCCAGCAAGTTGATGGCAAAGTTTGGTGGTGAAGTAACAATTCGTGTAGTGACTCCAGGGGCTTACAACACAACCACTGGCGCCATCACAGAAACCACTGCTGACACTGCAGTGCGTGGCGTGCTTGAGGATGTGAACGCTCGTGAGGTGAACGAGCTGATTCAAGCAAGCGACAAGAAACTGACGGTAGCTGCGGCAGACCTTGCAGCAGCACCTAGCACGGCTGACCGTGTAGTGATCAGCAGCGTAAGCCATCAGATTATTAGGGTCACTACGATTGAGCAGGACAACACGGCTATTACGCACGAGCTAATCCTGAGGGCATAGTGGCACGACGCATCAACCTATCGCAGATCGGAGGCTACGCCGAGGAAAAAATGGAGAAACTGCTGCGAGCAGTTGTCTTTGAAACCGAAACCCGTCTAAAACTAGGCAGCCCCGTTGATACAGGAAGATTTAGAGGGAGCTGGGTATTGGGAGAAAATCAAGCATCAGCCTATGACGCAGGAGAGTACCAGCCTGCCACAGGTAAATATCGTGGACAAACGCAACCACCAGCATCGCCTGCATTAAAGAAACGAGTCTCGATCGGTTACCAAGCAGGGCAAGAAAAGATTGGCAACGTCTATCACATATCAAACAGCCTGCCATATGCGGAGGCACTGGCAAATGGGCATAGCACTCAAGCTCCTGCCGGTTGGGTTGATTTGATTGGTCGTGAGATGCAAGCATATGCAAAACAACAGGCTGACCGCATTGGGAGGCAAGACTGATGGCAGCCGTCAACCTCAACACCATCCGCTCAACCATCGAGGGCAGGCTTGCTACTGAGCTGGCATCGGCACCAGTGATCCCGGTTGTGTTTCACAACCAACCCTCAACCCCAACACCTAACAGTTCCTTTGTCCAATGCCTTGTCAGTTTTGGCAACAATAACTTCCTGACGATGGGCGGCACCACTGGCAGCAGTAACAGCGTCATCGGTGTCATCGTGATGAATGTCTTTACGCCAAAGGGTGTTGGACCTGGCGCAAATCTGACAATAGGTAAGCGAATCCGTGACCTTTACAATAGGCAAGTAGTCAGTGGCGTTCATTTTGATCCGCCTACTGGACCCGAGGTGGTGGCATCGCCAGCTCCAGAGGGTTACTTCCAAACACAGGTCAGATTGACCTTTGAAACCTTCGAGGATCTCTAACCATGGCCTTCTACCGGGGACAGCAAGGCAGCGTCAAGTTTGACGATGCTGGCTCTTCTGCCGCAGCTATCACCAGCACCCGCTCTTGGTCTTTGACCGTTGAGAAGGAATCGCTGGACACCACCGCCTTGGGCGCTACCTATCGCGCCAATGTCGGCGGTCTGATTAGCGGTTCTGGCACCTGCGAAATCCTTTACACCGCTTCTAGCGCGGACGAAACCAACGTCTTCATTGAACACGTCAATACGGCGAACGATGAGGGCTTGGCTCTGTTTGAGCTATTCCTTGACACCACTGGCACCAAAAAAATTAGTTTTGATGGTGTCATTACCTCGGCTGAGTATTCTGCAACCGTGGGCGAAATCGAAGTCATTACCCTGAACTTCGTGACCAACGGCGCCATCTCTCTGGACATCTGATCATGGCTTTTTATCGCGGTCAACAAGGCACTGTCTTCTTTGACAAAGCCGGTAGCGGCGGTCTGTCCGAGATCGCAGCAGTGCGGTCATGGTCAATGACCGTAGAAAAGGAATCGCTGGATGTGACCGACCACGGCGACACTTATCGTGCCAACGTGGGTGGTCTGATCAGCGGTTCGGGCACCATTGAGCTGATGTATGACGCCCCTGGCTCTGGCGACAAGCTAGATCTGATCAAGGACGTTAACCAAGCCACCGACGAAGCCGATGCAGCTTTTGAGCTGTATTTGGACGAGACTGGCGGTAAGAAGATTACCGGCACGCTTGTGGTGACAGGCTCTGAATACAGTGCTACGGTTGGCGAGATCGAAATTGTGACGGTTAACTTCGTCACATCTGGTGCTCTCACCCTTAGTATCTGATGCCTGCTGCTACACCCCGCGCCGTTGACCTGCTCACTGGCGCTTTTGATCTGAACCAGCGCCGTAAATTCAGCGTCACCAATGATGCTGGGCAAGCGGTGCTGGATCTATATTTCAAGCCAATTACACGAGCCGACCGCAAGCGTGCTGGCACCTTGGCTGGTTCTGAGGAAGCATTGGACATCAGCACGCAGATGCTGTGCCAAATGGCTGAGCTTGAAGATGGCACCAAAGCGTTTGCCTCTGCTGATGCTGCCAAACTTCAGCGCGAGCTGCCTGAGCGTGTGCTGAACGAGCTGGAACTGTTCCTGTTCGGGTTGGGTGGTGGCGGCAGTTTGGATGAAGCAAAAAACGACTAGAGGAAGACTCTTGGTTGTTCTTTGAGTTCTTCCTAGCTACTGAACTTGGCATGACGGTCAGCCGCTTGCGCAGTGAGCTGACCGATGCCGAGTTTGTGCATTTTGCTGCTTACTATGAAGTGAAGGGTAAGCGGGAAAAGGCTGAGATGGATAAAGCAAGGTCTCGCCGATAAACTGGGCACATAAGGAGGCATTGCCGTGGCAGTTGTAAATCTTGATTTTCAAGTCAATGCGCGTCAGCCTACTCAAGAGCTAAAGCAATTTACGCGTCAGACGCAGCAGTTAGAAGCCTCTGTCAAAGGTGCTGGTGAGAGGCTGCGGGATGCAAATGGAAGATTAATAGCAGCAGGTCAATCAGCACAGCAGGCTAGCACAAAAATTGATCTACTCAACAAAGCAGTTGGAAGATTAGCGTCCCAACTTGTTGTAGCTGATTTAGCAAGACGTTTTTTCAAAGGCTTTGATGAGGCGGAAAGAGCTGCCGCTGCGGTGCGCACTCTTGGCGTAGATAGCAAAGTCTTAGAGGCGCAATTACTTGCCGTCAGCAATCGTCTGGGCGGTTTGTACTCTCAAACGCAACTGGTGACCGCAGCATATGACGTTGCCAGTGCTGGTTTTGCGAATGCTGCCGATGCCGCCAAGATTTTGGAAGCATCTGCCAAAGGTGCTACCGGAGGGTTGTCAGACATCAATACCGTTGGCAATGCTGTAACCAGCGTGCTTAACGCGTATGGCAAATCTGCGAATGATGCGGCACTGTTGGTTGATGGCTTTATTCAAACGCAAAATGATGGCAAAATTATTTTGAATGAATACGCGCAGCAAATAGGTAGGTTGGCTCCTACTGCGGCTGCAGCGGGCATTGGAATCAAAGAGCTTAATGCTGCTGTTTCAGTTATCACAGCGCAAGGGGTGCCAGTAGAGGCAACATTTACAGGATTGAATCAAGCGATTGTTTCAATCTTGAAGCCAACTAAAGAAGCGAGCGATTTGGCGAAGGCTTTGGGAATTGACTTTAATGAGGCAGGCTTGCGTGCAAATGGTTTTGGCGGTTTGCTGAAACAAGTTAAAGAAAAAACAGGTGGCAGCACAACTGCATTGGTACAACTCTTTGGCAGCGTCGATGCGCTGAAAGCAGTGCTTCCGCTTGTCAATGATGATTTGGCTAAGTTCAACGAATTCTTGGACAAGCAACAGAAAGCTGCTGGTGTTGCAGACAAAGCGACGGAGGAACTTGGCGGCACGGTGTCAAGCGAAATTACCAAAATGGTCAATCAAATAGGTAATTTAGCAAGGGCGTTTGATACCGTTTTAGGTCCAACATTAGGCGGTGTAATCAAGCAGATAAATTTCATCATTGCGAAGGCCACACAGGGAATCAATGTCTTAGGTCAGTTGCTTAGCCTGACTCCAAATACAACCATACTTAAAGGCGCGCTTGAATCAGGCAATCTTCGTGGCAATGCCGCACCACGCGTTATTGCTGGCATTGATGAATTAATAGGAGAAAACCGTCGGAAACAGCTTCAGGGACAAGCAGGAGCAGGTGGTGGATTTTTAGGACTTGGATTTGATCCTCAAAAATTTGCAGCGCTGCTAAAAAATGAGCCGGCAATCAAGCAGTTACTAGGCACGGGTACAGTATCTAAGCCACAAGGAGGAGGCGCACAAGGGCTAAATCCTGAAATTGAGGCGTTGTTAAAAAGTTTAGAGCAAGGAAAGGCAGGGGCAGCAGGGGAAAAACAAGCTGCTGCTTTAGAAAAAAGAAACCAACAGCAGATTGCCAGCGCACGTAGTCTTTTAAGGCTAGCTGAAGATCAATTTAATATTGAGGGTCAAATATTGATTGCTCGCTCACAAAATAACGAGGCACTTGTCACTACAAGAACTGCGCAAAAAGAATTGGCAAGTATTGCAAATGAAATAGCTGAAGTGCGTGCAAATAAAGAATTGCCCGATGCAGCAAAATTAGCAACAATAACAAATTTAGAGCTTAAGGGAAAAGGGATTGCTAGGCAACTTGCTTTTGACCTTGCGATGGCAGAGAAGCAAAAAGCTATAGATGCCGCTAAAGCAGTAGAAGCAATTACAGCAGAAATCGCATATAAGCAAAACATTTTGACTATTGGACAACAAGAAGCAGATATACGCAAGCGAATCAATGATCTTGTTGCTCAAGGCGTTGATCCTAAAGTTGCGGAAGATAGGGTTAGAGCCGAAGTAGAAGTGAACAATCAATTATTAGAGCGTCAGTTTTTACTTCAACAAGAACAACAGTTGCTCAATGCCATCGGCACTACATTTACTTCAACTATTACCGGGCTAATTCAAGGTACAAATGATTTCAACGACTCATTGCGTAATGTCCTGAACTCGCTTGCAAACTTGTTTTTGCAAGCTGGTTTGCAAGGTTTGGCTGGTAATGATGGAAGAGGCTTTTTCAGTTTCCTTACAGGCTCATTGGGTAGACGCGCCATGGGCGGCAGCGTTAGCGCCGGTCAGCCTTACCTCGTCGGTGAGCGTGGTCCTGAACTGTTCATGCCTGGGCGTAGCGGTGGTATCGCACCTGCTGGCAGCTTTGGTGGCGGCGTTCAGGTTGGTGCAGTCAACATCACCGTGCAGAACACTGGTGAAAACCTCAGCCCTGCTGCACAGAAACAGATTGCCAGCCAAGTTCAAGGTATCGTGATGGCAACACTGGTCAATCAGAAGCGCAGCGGAGGCATCCTGTAATGGCCTACATCAACTTTGATGACATTCCGCTGGTGATGGCCACACCGGTTCGTCGTACACAGCGCCGCCAGCTAATCAATTTTGGGGATGGTTATAGCCAAATTCTTACCGATGGCTTAAACATTGATCAGGAGCGTTGGCAATGTGAGACGCCGCCACTTCCGTATTCCAGCGCGTATTCGATTGAAAGTTTTTTGCTTAGTAAAAAAGGGCAGCAAATTAGTTGGACCCCGCCACTTGCCACTAAGAATTTTCAGCGCCCGTTTGCTTCTGGTGTGCTGGATCTTGGCTACGACAATATTTCTTCTTTGACACTTGCCGGTTATACGCGACCGACAAATTACACAGCCAACCTTGCAACCGGCCTTTTAACTTCAGTCACAATCAGCAACGGCACCGTGGTTGATATAACCTTGACGCTGGCAGCCAGAAACTACATTTTGGCAAGTGGCTGGGAGATGACGCCAGTAAGTTCTGCATACATGAAAGTGAGCTTTGAGCTGGTGCGAATTTACGTATGACGCAAACTCCTCCCAATGCCCAAACATTTAAGACCCAACTTCCTGAGGTTGTCGATCTTTTTACGCTGGATATTGCCGTATTGCTTCCGGCTGGCTCTGTTGACCAGTCGATTTATCGTTTCTGTAACTGGTCGCAAGTTAACGGCGCCGATGTTATCTATGACGGCAATACATACGTTGCGTTGCCACTACAAGCAAGTGGCTTTGAGCTGAACACCAGCGGTCAACTGGAACGCCCCAGCATCACCTTTGCCAATGTCGGCCTCGCTATCACCGGACTAACAAACACCTACGACGACTTGGTTGGCGCCACGGTGCAGCGCATCCGCACACTGACCACCTACCTTGACGGTCAACCTGCAGCCGATCCGGACGCCTACTGGGGACCAGATCAATGGGTTGTGGAACAGAAGACCAACGAAACAAAATTGTCGGTCACGTTCCAGCTTTCTGTCCCGTTCGATCTTGAAGGTCGCAGTCTTCCCGGTCGCCGTTTGTTGCGCGAACAATGCCAGTGGATCTACCGCGACAACATCGGCTGCCATTACAACGGCGCAAGCTACTGGGATGCGAATGACAACGTGGTTGGCACCTTGGCGCAGGATGCGTGCGGCAAACGGCTGGAAAGCTGCAGATTGCGTTTTGGCTCCGGCAGCCGCTTACCCTTTGGAGGCTTCCCCGGCTTGGTGGACTCGCAAGGCTGATGGAACTGACTACTTGGTCAAATCCGCTGACTGCTGCCCAACGGCTCGCCATGCGTCATTACGCCGAGGCCGCCCACCCACGCGAAACCTGCGGCTTCATCCTGCAAGACGGCTCCATGGTGGAGTGCGCCAACATCAGCAGCGAACCTGACACGTTCACGATCAGCGCCGAGGACACGGCTCTGTATTACGACGACGCGGTTGCCTGCTGGCACAGCCACATCAATTACAACGGATTCAGCGAGGCTGACCGTAAAGCCTGCAAACAACTCAACCTGCCGTATGCCGTGTGGAATTGCGGCGGCAGCGAAGCGTTCTGGCTTGACCCCCAACAGTCTGCTGGCCTACTGGAGCGCCCTTGGAACTACGGCGTCTACGACTGTTATTCCGCCGTGCGGGATTGGTACTGGCAGCAGATGGGCGTGGCAATGGGCGATTACGAACGGCTGTATGAAGGCGAATGGTCAACCCGTGGTTTCACGCACTTTGAGGAGAACTTTGCTGCTGAAGGCTTTGTGCGTTTGCCGGTCACGGTGCCGTTGGAGCGTGGCGATGTAATCCTGTTCCGCATCAGGAATCAGAATTGCTGCAACCACGTCGCCGTTGTGGAAGATCCCAGCGCCAACCTGTTGTACCAGCATCTTGTTGGCAGGTTGTCTGGATTAACGGCGTACAGCGGATACTTCCGCGAGAATACTTACATGGTGGTGCGGAGGCTCGGTTAATGGTCACGATCAGGTTGCTGGGTGAGCTTGGGCGCAAATTCGGACGCCGCTTCCAGCTTGCGGTCAAGACTCCTGCCGAGGCTGTGCGGGCGTTGTGTGTACAGATGCCAGAGCTGCGCCAGTACCTGACTGAAAGCGGCGACAACGGCATTGCGTGGCGCGTGGTGACCGATCACGCCGAAGGGCTGACGGAAGAGCAGTTGTTGTGGCCAATGAGCAAACGACTTGTGCTGGCTCCCATTCCGACAGGTCGCGGTGGCAATGGTGGTGTTGGCGCTGTAATTACCGGCGTGGCTCTTGTTGCCTTTGCAATTCTTGTTCCGGGTCTTGGTGGTGGCGTAGCGGCAACAATTTTCGGCACCAAATTCAGCGCCTTGTCTCTGGCGGTTGGCTCTATCGGTGTTTCGATGTTGTTTGGTGGCGTAGCACAGTTGCTAACACCAACGCCCAAAATGCCGACCGTTGACAATATTGGCGGTTCGTCAACTAGCGGCCGCAGCGAATCAGACCAACTGAAGTCTTTTACGTTCGATAAATCCAACGCCAATACCAAGCAAGGCGAGGTTGTTCCTGTCCTTTACGGTGAGCGCATCATCGGAAGTTTGCCGGTGCTGTCGTTCGGCCTTGAGCTGCAGAACTACCTCTGATGGAAGACCTCAACAACCTGCCTGAAATCAGTGGTGCTGGCGGTGGCGCGTCTTCACCTCAACCCACAGTCGTCCAGCAAACGATTGTTGCACCCACGCGGCAGCCTGTTGAGGAAGCCAACAACCTGTTCTCCGTTGCCTTTGCCAAGACTGTTTATGCAGTCAGCGAGGGTGAAATTGAAGGCTTCCCGAATAGCGCCGAGGAGGATATTTTTCTTGACTCGACGCCAATCCAGAACCCTGACGGCAGCAAGAATTTTTCGGGATACACAATCGACAGCCGCACTGGCACAGACGAAACTCAAACCCCGATGCTGGGGTTCAGCACTGTTGAAAATACCGTCGGCGTCAACACGGCAGTAACGGTTGCCTCTGGTCCGATCACCCGCACGATCACCGACCTTGATACCGAGCGTTGCCGCGTCATCATCACGCACACGGCGCTGCAATCCACCAACGTCGATAACGGCGACATCCGCGCCACCAGCGTTAAATACCGGATCGCAGTTTCGGCAAACGGTGGACCGTACACCACCATCACCGAGCCAGAAGTCAGCGGCAAATCCAGCAGCCAGTTTCAGCGTGCTTACGAATTTGACCTAAGTGGTACCGGACCGTGGAGCGTCCGCGTCACCCGCATTACACCCGATAGCAGCAGTGCCTATCTGCAGAACGGAATCGCGTGGCAGAGCTTTGCCGAGATCATCGACGAGAAGTTTGCCTACCCCAACACCGCACTGGTGGCGCTGAAAGTTGACGCCCGCCAGTTCAACAGCATCCCCGATCTGTCCGTCCGCATCCGTGGTAAGCGAGTACAAATACCTACCAACTACGACCCTGTAGCCCGCACCTACAGCGGCATCTGGGACGGCACCTTTACCACCGCTTGGACTGACAACCCCGCTTGGATCTTCCGCGACATTGTGCTAAACCCCCGTTTCGGGTGCGCTCGGTACATGCCGACCATCGCAATCGACCCTTGGTATCTGTACACCGTCAGCCAATACTGCGACGAACAAGTTCCTAACGGCGAAGGCGGATACGAACCACGCTTCACCTGCAACGTCTACCTTCAGAACCCCGGCAGCGTCTACGAAGTTCTCAACGCACTGGCGTCCTGTTTCCGTGGCTTGGTCTACTACAGCCAAGGCAAGCTCTACCTGACGCAAGATCGCGCCCAGATCCCTGTTCAACAGTTCAGCGAAGCCAACGTCATCCAAGAGGTTGACGACAACGGCGTCGTTACATCGCCCTGCTTCACCTACAACGGCACCGCCAAAACCGCCCGTAAATCCGTTGTTCTAGCCAACTGGGACGACCCTAATCAGTCCTATTCCAGCGTCACCGAGTATCTGCAGGATGACACCCTGCTGGAGCGTTTTGGCTACAACCCCATCGACCTTCGCCTGCTGGGCGTCACTTCACGCGGTCAAGCACTACGGGCGGCAAAGCACACGCTATTTAGCAACCGCTACGAGACCGAGAAAGTCAGCTTCCGCATTGGCGCAGAAGGTCTTGCCGCCAGCATCGGTGAAGTCATCCAGATTGCCGACCCGCTGAAACAAGGTCAACGCCTTGGCGGTCGCGTCCGTGCCATCGACGCCGAAAACAACCGCATCACGCTTGACGCTGTTCTCAACCTCAGCCCCGCCAACACCTACACGCTGACACTGGTTATCCCCGACGGGCAGAAGACCACCAACCCCGACGGCACGATCACTACTCAGCCGAAGCTGCAGGTTCTCAACGTTGTTGATTATTCCAACCTCGCGGGTGCCAGCCAACTCAACAACATCGGCGCCCAAAACCTTGACCTTCTGATCACCCAAGGTGGCGACGAGCTGGTGGGTTATGTCGTCCAAGACGATGACGCCTTCACGGTCATCCGCTGCAACGGCATTGTTGATACTCAGGTTGGTGCGTTGTGGGTGCTGGAGTGGCAGAGCCTTGAAGCCGCGCTGTACAAGATCATTGCCATCAGCGAAGTTGATCCGCTGGTCTTCCAAGTTGAAGCCGTCCAATACAACGCCAGCAAATTTGGCTATGTAGACAACAACCTGCCGGTCGCTACGCCTAAGGATCGTTTCACGCTGTCTGGCGCCAAACCGCCCACTGGTGTCTACGCCGAGCTGGTTTATCGCAACGGTCAGAACCAAATCAGCGCCTACTGGACACCACCCCAAACCAACGACGCCAACGATCTGCTGGTGCGCGGTTACCGCTATCAGTGGCGCCAGATCGGTGACACCGAATGGTCAGACATTACGCAGGTCTCATCCACCAACATCTGGCAGCCGATTGATAACCACGTCTTCGGCGACACCTACGAGTTTCGCGTTGCCACGATTGACCGCCTCGGCAAGCAATCCGACTTTGCCACCGCTGGCGTGGTGGGCTATCCAGCAATCCCCGACCTCTCCGATCCGGCCTTCAACGGCGTCATCCGCCACCAGAACCAACCCGATGGCACCCAGCTTCTGATTGTTGACGCTGGCACCTGTCCAATTCCGGAGCGCGTCACGGGTTACCTCTGCTGGGCATTTCCAACCAACGTTCCAACCGTCATTCCGGGCGTCAAGGAACCCGCCGCCGATGGCTGGTATTTCCTTAGCGACATTCCGCTCACCGGCTACTACACCATCGCGTTCCACGCCCCCGGCGACTGGGAGATTCGCGTTGCCTTCACCAGTGCCATCTTCGGTGAGAACCCAACCGATTATCTGTACGACACCGTGGAGCGCGAAGAGATCGTGCCGCCAACGCCCAACCTGTTCACCGTCGTTGAAAACACGAACAGCGGCCAGAAGCGTTTTAGCTGGCAACTACCCCGCAGCCTCTACGGAAGCTGGGACCAAGGCGTGGTGTCCGATGTGGTGTCGTATGAAGTCCGCTACAAGCAAGGCGGCCTGATCGACAGCAATCCCGCAACTACATGGGAACAGGGGATTGAGTTGTATTCCGGTGGTGTGACCGCCGCACAGCAGTGGTTTGAGACCAGCCTGTTCGACACCGACGAATGGACCGTGATGGTCAAATCGGTGGACGCCACCCAATGGCGCAGCGACACTCCCGCCACCATCCTGCTCAACGTTGGCGCCCCGCCGATCAGCAACGCCGTCTACGACGAATGCATTGATGACACCACTTGGCCGGGCAGCTACGTCAACGCTCAAGTCACCGATAACTACTGGCTCATCACGCAAAGCGGCACCTACCTAACCACCCAAAGCGGCGCCTACATCACCGGCAATACCGGCGTCTACAGCGTCCAGCAAACCGACCCCGCCGTTGATGGTTACTACCGCTGGAACTTCGATAACAACTTCCTTGAAAGCGCCATCCTGATCACCACCACCGCTGAGGCCACCTACCAGCACAGCATTGGCGCGTTGGCTGGCGCGGATACTGTTCTGTTCCAAGAAAACGACGATGATATTTTCCAAGAAAACGACGATCAGATTTTTGCCGAGCAACGTACCTACGGCGCTGGTGTTCTGTCTGGTGAATCTTCTGGCATCCTGCACCCCTATGCGCCGTATGAGCGCCTAATCGAAGATGTGTACCAAGTCCAAACATTGATTCGCAGCAAGGATGGGGAATCACCTGGCGCCATCACGGGCATCTGTTTTGAGCTGGATTACCCCGATGTGATCGAATCCCAAAATGATGTAGCCATCAGCAGCAGTGGAGCTGGAACTGCCATCCCGCTGACCAAACCATTCCGCGCCGTCAAGTCCGTTCAGGTCACGCTGCAGGACACCGGAACCGGCGCCATCAACGCCATTGTTCTGTCTAAGACCACCAGCAGCGTTACAGTGAAGTGCGTCAATAGCTCTGGTACAGCAGTGGCTGGACTGATCGACATCACTGTGGTGGGGTACTGAGATGGCTGGCTTACGGATCTCCCAGTTACCCGCCGCAACAGCGATTGCCAGCGCGGATCTCCTGCCATTTTCCAGCGTCAGTGGCTCCCAGACTCGGCGCATCACGGCCAACAACCTTGCACTGGCACTGGGTTTGCTTGGTACAAGCGTTGGACCGACGCAGCCTTCCACCCCTGCCAACGGTCAACTTTGGGTCGATACCAGCAGCAACCCGCCGTTGCTCAAGGTTTGGAATGGCGCCACGTTCACCATCGTCTCGTTCCAGCCCGGCGCGTCGATCATCACCAATCCTTCGGCCAGCGCACCGGGTAGTCCAGCACTGGGTCAGTTGTGGCAAGACACAGCGCAGACGCCAGACGAACTGAAGATGTGGGACGGCACCAACTGGGTGCGCGTGGATCCTGACGGTATCGACCAGACCTTTGCCGATGGCCGCTACCTACAGATCACCACTGCAGCCAGCACCTACCTAGCTCTGGCTGGTGGGACGATGACCGGCAACCTGACGCTGGTGGGCAACCCCAGCACGACAAACATGGCCGCCAACAAGGGCTATGTCGATACGCAGGTTGCATCCATCACGCCACAGGACATGACTCCTGCTGGCACCATCATCTGGAGCGCACGCAACACTGCACCAACCGGCTATCTGAAGGCCAACGGTGCAGCAATCAGCCGCACAACTTACGCCACGTTGTTTAGCGCCATTGGCACCACATTTGGCTCGGGTGATGGCTCCACCACATTTAACGTGCCAGATCTGCGTGGTGAATTTGCCCGTGGGTGGGACGACGGACGCGGTGTTGACAGTGGCCGAACCTTTGGCTCTACGCAGGCTGGCGCAATCCAAAGCCACAACCACACAGGAACAACTAGCGGCGTTGGTGATCACAGCCACTTGCTGGGACGTTTTTCTGGCAATAACAACGTAAATAGCCAAAGTGGCCGATACGCGCTGGCAACCACCAACGACATTGGTCCTGATAGCACCCAAGGTGCCGGCGCTCACGACCACACCTTCACCACCAACAGCACCGGCGACACCGAGACGCGCCCAAGGAACATTGCGCTGCTGGCTTGTATTAAGACTTGAGCCGCGCCTAAACTCAACCTACCGGAGCATCAACGATGGCCACCACCAAGATCACCGACCTGACGGCTTACACAGATCCGGTCAATACGGATGTGCTGCCAATCGTTGACGTTACCAGCGACGTGACCAAAAAGGTCAGTATCGCCAACGTGATGAAGAACGCCAGCCTCGGCACGGCCGCCCTGCCTGGCATCGCGTTTGACGGTGACCCCAATACCGGCATCTATTCCCCCGGCGCCGATCAGGTTGCGGTGACCACCGGCGGTACGCAGCGTCTGCTGATTGATTCTGCTGGCGCGGTAACGATTGCAGGCGACCTGACCGTCAACGGTACGACCACCAATATCAACACCACCAACCTTGTTATTGAAGACAAAAATATCATCCTTGGCGATGTTGCTGTTCCGACCGATGTAACCGCCGACGGTGGCGGCATCACGCTGAAAGGTGCGACCGATAAAACCATCAACTGGGTTGATTCAACCGATGCGTGGACCAGTTCTGAGCGTTTTAGCTATCCGCTCGGTTCTGCTGCAGCACCCACGCTGACATTTACAGGCGATCCCAATACTGGTATTTATTCTCCCGGCGCCGATCAAGTAGCCATCTCAACTAATGCAGTTGAGCGTGTTGAGTTTGGCACCAGCGAGGTGGTGTTCAATGATGGTGGCGCCAACTACGATTTCCGCATCGAGGGCGATACCGACGCCAACTTGTTCTTTGTTGATGCTTCGACTGATCGAGTAGGTCTGGGGACTAGTAGTCCTGCCGTCCAGCTACATGTAGCTGGCACCACTGCTGAAGAATATATGCGCGTTGGTCCTGCAACAGGAGATCCACTAACGACAAAAACAATTATTAGCAGTATTTACGGAGACACAACAATCAATGGAGCGGGACCGGGGCTCCGGTTTTGGGCGGGTGTAACTGCAGCGGAAATCTACGGCACAAGACAAGACAACGGAGACGGCGGCGCATTGCATCTAGATGTTCGCACAAGTGGAACACTAGGCACTGCTTTATATATTGACAGCTCTAAGCGCGTAGGGATTGGCACTACTGGACCAGCGTCTGAACTAGATGTTGTTGGCCTTATCCGTGGAAGTCAATTAAGGCCCTCATTGGCAGATAGCGCAGCAACGCCGGGATTGCAGGTATACAATGAACCAGACACGGGTTTTTTCCGCCCAGCAGCCAATACTATTGGCATAACTGTAGGAGGAAGTGAAGCAGCCCGCATCGATAGCTCGGGCAGGCTGTTGGTGGGGACAAATACGGCGCGTGATCTTGGAGGGTTCTCTCCCAGCATATTTGAAGGAATAAATGCTTCCGGGTCAAGGCTTGTTCTTTTCCAGAACAGCAGCAACACAAGTGCTGGGTGTCTTCATCTAGGAAAGTCTAGGGGGGCTTCTGTTGGGTCAAATACAATTGTTGAGCAAAATGATGAGTTAGGAGTCATTCGTTTTAATGGGGCAGACGGGACAGATTCTGATTCTACCGGCGCTGAAATCCGTTGTCTTGTAGACGGCACCCCCGGCGCCAACGATATGCCTGGCCGCCTAGTGTTCTCCACTACCGCAGATGGTGCGAGCAGCCCAACGGAGCGGATGAGGATTAGTAGTGATGGAACCACGTTAATAGGAAAAACATCTAGTACAATTACAGCAGTAGGCGCAGAAATAAGCAGCGGAGCCATATGGAGTACCCGTAGCGCGGCAACAGGAATACGAGTTAACCGCTTGACAGATGACGGGAATTTAGTCGAATTCCTCCAAGACTCAATTCAAGAAGGTGCCATCTCCGTTTCAGGCACCACCGTCACATATGGAGGCGGTCACCTTGCGCGTTGGTCGCAACTGCCAAACAACGAAAACCCTTCCAGTATTCTCAAAGGCACAGTCATGTCCAACTTGGATGAAATGTGCGAGTGGGGCGAAGAAGATAATGAACAGCTCAACAAAACCAAAGTGAGCGACGTTGAAGGCGACCCGAATGTGGCTGGTGTGTTTGTCTCCACGTCACTCTCGGAAGATGGTCCGTTGGACTTCTTCGTTGGTATGACGGGCGACATGATCATCCGCATTGCCGAAGGTGTCACGGTGCAGCGAGGCGACCTGCTGATGTCCGCTGGTGATGGCACAGCCAAGCCCCAGGACGACGACATCATCCGCAGCAAGACCGTCGCCAAAGTGACCAGCACTCACATCACCTGCACCTACGACGACGGCAGCTACTGCGTGCCTTGCGTGTTGATGGCTTGCTAAAGCGCGTAGTCCTACTCACTAATCACCTTCAAAAGGCGGGCAACCGGCCATTCCCAACAGGTTGCACCTCCAGTAAACTCCAGCAGAAACAGCTAACACCATGCCTAAAGCTGCCTCCGCTCCCGCTGCACCCACCACGGTGTTCACTTGGGGCATTGCCAACTTGGAACGCGAAACCGAAGATGGTTTCGTTTTTACCGCCCACTACACCGTCAATGCCAATGACGGCACCTACTCCTCTGGTGCGTACGGCTCTATTGGATTCCAGCGCCCCGAAAACCTCGTCCCGTTTGCGGATTTAACGCAGGAGCTTGTGGTTTCTTGGGTGCAGGAAGCCCTTGGCGGCGAAGAAAAGGTCAACGAAATTCAGGCGGCACTTCAAGGCCAAATCGACGAACAGCGCCATCCCACTAAGGCTGCTGGTGTGCCGTGGGCTAGCTGATGGCAGTCAAAGCAAAGACTGGCGCCAAGACCGTCGAGCACACGCCCGGCAAACCGAAGCGCACGCGCCAAGGGCAAGGACAGCACAGCCTGCCTAACCACGGCAGAAAAAAGATGCGCGGCCAAGGTAAGGGTTAATGCAACCGCCGGTCCTGCTGCCGGCACTGCCACTTGCTAATCCGCCTGAGATCCCAGCGCCATGGCTGGAATTACCTCGGGCGGTGGTGCCTTCTTATACGCCGATGGTGTATCCCTACGCCCCGGTCAACGACGTAGGCATACCACCCGCGAGCCAGGAGCAACCTCCTGAGAAACCTGCTGCGACATTAGCCATAACACCGGCATCAATACCGCCAATAGCAATCCAACCCCCGCCAGCGTGGGAGCCGTCGCCCGAAAAAGAACCAGCCAAAACGATTGAGGCTCCTGCACAACCAACTAGCGCAGAGACAACCACAATCACATTACCGGGCACCGCAATACAAATCCCTGTGCCAAAGGCGGAGATTTTGAGCGCCGCAGCAACCACCAGTGTGATCAGTGTTGCCGCCACGCTTGGTGCGACAGCATTGTTTAAGCGGTTGGTGTCGCTCTTCAAGCCGGTGATTAGCGTTGCGGTAAAACGGTTGCAGAAGATGCGGGGGAAGCCGGTGAAGTCTTGGGCGCGGCAGCGATTGGCACAACGTCACCGCAGATCGTTGCAAACGGCGATCCCGGCGCAAAAGTAAAACCACTCTTCATGACCTCGGTGCATTTGATCAGACGCACCAGTTCGTAGTCCAGCCGCTCCTTCTCTAGCTTGCGTTTAGCTAGCTGCTTACACAGGTTGACCATTTCAAAGTCCAACGGCACACTGAGGCTGACCTGTGCGCCGAAGTTAGCGTTGCGCGTGTAAGGCGCTTCTAATTGATATATATCGTTGCCCAAGTAAAAGGGCGTGAACACCATGGTGGCGCTATTGCAAATGTGCCCGCCACCAAAGCCTTGTTGGCTGTAACTACCTTGATTGATCTGGACAGCTTGATTACTCACGCTGCCGGTTGAGGTCGCCACAGGATTAGCGATTGCCGTGGTGCCGCCGCTGTCTTGTGCCTTGGCTGGCAAGGCTAGGACTACTGCGAGAAGACAGACAGCGAGTTGGTGGTGGCGTTGGTTGTAATGGTGCGGGTGATGTCTGTTTGTTCGACGATGCCAGCGGCACGGGTTACCACTTCCAAGCTGTAGGTATTGCCAGGGGTTGTAACGCTGAAGGTAGTACCAGCGGCGTTGATGTCCCCGCTTGGCGTCACGTTGGTGGCTGACACACTGCGATAAGCGCCACCAAAGACCTGCGTCTGGATCGTTTCGTTGATGGTCTGCGTTGTGGTGGTCGTGCTGGTCATGCTGCCCTGGGTGAAGTTGGGCGTGACCGACTGAGCCATTGCCGGAACGGGAAACACCAAGACCAGCAGCAGAAGACGCCATTTCATGGCTTTTTTGCAGGTGGACGCGATGGTTTCACTGTAGGAGCCGATGTTTCATCGCGTTCCATCTTGCTAATACCGTACCAAGCCAGCGAGCCGGTAAAGATGCTGGCAATAAAGGTAGGGTCCATTTTAGGCAGCAAACCGGCATAGCTGGCAGTCAATAAGGTTGCGGTCCATGTGAGCACCGACAGCCGGACCAGCTCGGCAATCCGAGTGTTGTTAGGGGACCGGCGCCGAGGTGTTGCCATAATGAGAGCGTAGCTAGAGCCCTGAACGTGGTTGAGATTCTTGCTGCTGTTACAGGAGCCAGCATCTCTGTAGCGGCAATGGCTTATACAGGTGTTTCACGCCGCAGCGGCGAAAGCCGGGACTCTGTGCTCAGGCTGACGATGGCAGTAGAAAGCGTTGCTGAAAAGATCCAGCAACTGCACGACGACTTCCGTACTGATCGCGTAGAAGTTTTCGGTCGGTTAAACCAGATCGAGCAGCGGATCGCCAAACTTGAGGTCAAGCCTTAGCCTGAGGTGTCTGCTTTATTTGTATGAC